CAGATCGTCTCTCCCGACCTGTTGAAGAACAGAAGCGCCTACCTTGAGATGAAGTTCCTGCCGCGGGACCTCAAGGACGTGGGCACCGATGGCAGTTTCGAGGGATATGCAAGTCTTTTCGAGATGGAGGATCTGGGGCGGGACGTGATCGCTCCCGGGGCCTTCAGGGAAAGCCTGCAGCGGCGCGGCCCCTCCGGCGTGAAGCTGCTTTTTCAGCACGATGCAAATCAGCCCATCGGAGTGTGGACTGCGCTTCGCGAAGACAAGCGTGGGCTGCATGTCGAGGGGCAGCTGATGCCTGATGTGGCGCGGGCCAGGGAAGTGGCTTCGCTGATGCGGGCAGGGGCGCTCGATGGCCTCTCAATCGGATTTCGGGCGCTCAAGTCGCGGCGTGATCCGCGTAGCGGGATCCGGCGCATCGAAAAGGTCGATCTGTGGGAGATCTCCATCGTGACCTTTCCCATGCTGCCGGGCGCGCGTGTGACGCGGGTGAAATCGCGTTTGCTGCGAGACAGCGGCGTAACGGAACGAGACTTTGAACGGTGGCTCACGCGGGAGGCTGGGCTGACGCGTTCGGAAGCCCGCGCAGTGTTGCGCGATGGCTTCAAGGGCTTCCGGTCCATGCGGGATGCGGACGGGGGCGAACGGGAGAAGGAGCGGCTCGCTGAACGCATCGGGGAGGCCGCGCGCCTTCTCAGAAACCAAACCCGCCAGACCTGGGAGAAGATAAATGCTCACGAATGAACTGGAGACAAAGGCGGCAGGCAATGATGTTGCCATGGCCTTCGATGACTTCATGCAGGCCTTCGAAGCCTTCAAGGCGGCGAATGACGAGCGACTGGAAAGTATCGAAAAGCGTGTTTCCGCCGATGTGGTGACGATCGACAAACTGGACCGGATCAACAGGGCGCTCGACGAGTACAAAGGGCGCGTTGACGATCTGGCACTGAAATCCCAGCGACCGGCTCTCGGGCAGACCGGAGGTATGATGCGGTCCGGGGTAGCTCTGCAGCACAAAGAGGCTTTCGAGGCCTATGTGCGCAAGGGCGAAAGCGGGACACTGCGCGATCTGGAAAGCAAGGCGCTGTCGGTCGGGTCCGATCCGGACGGGGGTTATCTGATCCCGGAGGAAACCGAGACAGTCGTGAATGGCGCACTGCGGGACATCTCTCCGATCCGGGCGATTGCCGGACTGAGGCAGGTGTCGGGTTCCGTCTACAAACGCCCATTTGCGGTTTCCGGACCAGCGACGGGATGGGTGGCCGAGACGGCCACGCGCGTGCAGACGGCAACGCCGACGCTGGAAGAACTGTCGTTTCCAACGATGGAGCTTTACGCGATGCCAGCAGCAACTTCGAGCCTGCTGGATGACAGCGCCGTCAATATCGACGAGTGGCTGGCCGATGAAGTTCGGATTGCCTTTGCAGAGCAGGAAGGCAAGGCCTTTGTGACAGGCGACGGCGTCAACAAGCCCAAGGGATTTCTCAGCTATACAACTGTAGCGAATTCCGCGTGGGAATGGGGGAAGGTCGGTACAATATCGACGGGCGTGGCCGGTGACTTCCCGAGCTCCGATCCTGGTGATGTCCTGATCGACCTCATTTACGCGGTGCGTTCCGGATACCGGGCCAATGCCCATTTCGTGATGAACCGGTCGACGCAGGCGGAAATCCGCAAGATGAAGGACAGCGATGGCAACTACGTGTGGCAGCCATCGGCGCGGCCTGGCGAACCACCGTCATTGCTTGGCTTTCCGGTAGCGGAAGCGGAGGACATGCCGGACATTGCTGCCAATGCCCTCGCGGTTGCGTTCGGGGATTTCCGACGCGGCTACCTGATCGTTGACCGGCTCGGGATCCGCGTTCTGCGGGATCCGTACTCTGCGAAGCCCTACGTCCTGTTCTACACGACCAAGCGCGTAGGTGGCGGCATCCAGGATTTCGATGCGATCAAGCTGCTGAAGTTCAGCGCTTGAACCGAAGAGTCAGCTCCAACTGGCACACATGGCACGGGCGAGGACTGAAAAGTCCCCGCCTGTTTTCATTTCCGCAGCGGTTCTCCTCTGCCGCTTGCGGAATCCGGCGGAGCCGTCTCCCACGCACACGCGGCGGCTCCGCCATCTGTTCCGGACGAAATCAACGAAGCCCACCCGGCACAGCCGAGCAAACGTGCCGGCAACGTCAGAAAAGGATGACCGAATGGCTCTCGTCATGCGGACCGCACCTGCTTGTGAACCCATCTCGGTTGCAGAGGCGAAAACCTATCTGCGGATCGACGGCAGCAGCGAGGACATATTGATCTCGAGCCTCATCCTGACTTCCCGGCTTCACATCGAAGCGGCGCTGGGCCTGGCCCTGATTACCCAAGGCTGGCGCCTGGTGCTTGACCGATGGCCGAGAAGCGGTGCGGTGCAGCTGCCGCTGAGACCATTGCAGGAGGTTGCCGAGGTGAGGGTGTTCGATGCCGATGGCACCGCTTCGGTGGTCGATACACACTCTTATGTCGTGGATACCGCGGGCGCGCCCCCCCGGTTGATCGCGACGATGGCGGGCTGGCCAAAGCCTGGACGCGCGGCGAACGGAATCGAGATCGATCTGACAGCCGGCTACGGGACGGAGCCGAGCGAGGTTCCGGAACCCATCCGGCAGGCTCTGCTGCTGCTGGTGGCTCACTGGTACGAGCACCGCGACCCGATCGAGATCGGTTCAGAAGCGGTCGCCATCCCATCCGGAGTGTCGCGTCTCCTGAAACCTTACCGGATGGTGCGGATATGAGAGGCGGATCCGAGCTGAGTATCGGTGATCTTCGTCAAAGAGTGGGAATCCAACGCGCGGTCCGTGTGGCGGATGGCGGAGGCGGTGCCGAAGAAACCTGGGAGATGCTTGCCGAGGTGTGGGCGGCTGTTCTCCCGTTAACAGGATTCGAGCGCGTAGAAGCAGATGCCGTTTCAGGACACGTAACCCATGAGATCTGGCTGCGGTATCGGGACGATGTGACACCTGACATGCGTTTCCGTCTTGGCAAGCGGCTGTTCGATGTGCGGGCGGTGATCGATATCGAGGAACGCCGACGCTTCCTTAAGTGCCTTTGCGAGGAACGTGACCTTTGAAAATCAGTACGACCGTCGGCGGGCTAGGCACTCTGGCGCGTAGGGTCCGGATGGGGAGCTTACGGGAGCGATTGCGTCTGCACCTGAATGCCCGCAAGAGATCTGCGTTTGCCGGGCGGGTGAGTAGGGCGGGCGGTAGCCGTCAGCGATCCTGGCGGGAGCTAGCGAGGCCAGCCAACCCCAGGCTTAAGGGAGAGCCATGATGGCAAGCGCCGGATGGGCTTTGCAGAAAGCTGTCTATGCGGCGCTGGCCGCTGATCCTTCTGTCACCGCGCTGATCGGTGCCGGAAAGGTTTTTGACGATGTACCGAGGGAAGCGGAATTTCCATACATCGCGTTCGGGCAGGGGCTCGAACGCGATTGGAGCATGGGGTCGGCTGACGGCCGCGAACACGTCCTCGTTCTGCATGTCTGGTCACGTCACAGCGGCCGGCGGGAAACGTTCGAGGTGATGGAGGCGGTGCGGGATGCCTTGCACGATCAGCCGCTCACTCTTTGCGGCCATCGGCTTGTAAATCTGCGGCACGAAATATCAGAAGCGCGCCGCGCTGATGATGGCGAAACCTATCAGGGGGTCGTGCGCTTCAGGGCGGTGACGGAACCCGAGCCGTGACGGAAATGGCCCGCACGCATGGTGCCAGGCGCTGGCTCACCGTTGAAGGCGGTCTTGCTCTGGTCGGTGAAGTGCGTGCGGGCCGGTTGGATTTCAACTCAAGCAATGGTGGACGTGATGGCGGCTCAGAAGGGCAAGGACCTGCTTTTGAAGGTGGATAGCGATGGTGACGGAAGTTTCGTGACCGTCGCCGGTCTGCGCACGCGGTCGCTCGCCTTCAATGCAGAAACCGTGGACGTGACACATCAGGAATCGGCAGGGCACTGGCGGGAGCTTCTGGAAGGTGCCGGGGTGAAAAGCGCGCGACTTTCCGGGGCCGGCATTTTCAAGGATGCGGCATCTGATGAGACGGTCCGGGCCTACTTTTTCAATGGGACAATCCGGGATTGGCAAGTCGTTATTCCCGACTTCGGCTCGGTGACGGGGCCATTCCAGATTACCTCGTTTGAGCTGACCGGCCGACATGACGGCGAGGTCGCTTTCGAGCTGTCTCTGGAGAGTGCGGGCGAGATCGCGTTCGTGGCGGTCTGAGCAGGAGTGACGGAACATGGCGAACAGGCATCGCGGTGAGATCGAGGCAAGACTTGATGGCAAGGCGTTCACGCTGTGCCTGACGCTGGGGGCACTGGCGGAGCTGGAAGCAGCGTTCGGAAACGATGACATGGTCGGGCTGGCGGCGCGTTTCGAGCGAGGCCGGATTTCAGCCCGCGATGCGCAGCGCATCATCGGTGCGGGGTTGCGCGGCGCTGGCTATGACATCTCCGATGCCGTGGTTGCTTCGATGCAGGCCGACGGTGGTGCGGCCGGATTTGTCGACATCGTCGCGAGGCTCCTGTCAGCGACATTCGGCGGAAACAGTGAAGGGACCCCGGAGGGCCAGACGGCAGATGAAGAAGGCATGGGGGCAGGGAGCGGCCGCGGCCCTTTCCCTGGGACGACGTGATGGCAGCGGGCCTGGGATTGCTTGGGCTGGCGCCTGCAACGTTCTGGGCCATGACGCCGCGCGAGCTGGAAGCCGCACTGCGAGGGCGGCTCGGGTCGCAAACAGGTGCTTCGCCGGTGTCGCGCGCTGACCTGACACGGCTCATGCAGTTGTTTCCTGATTGAAAGGGCCAGGCATGGACGGGTTTGATGAGGGGATCGAGACATGGACAGTTGTCGTCGACGCCGACACACGCGCGCTGCAGCGCGAGCTCGACGCCGCGTCAGCACTCGGGCGCAGGTTTTCCAGGTCACTGGTGAATGCCTTCGACGGGATTGCCGTGAAGGGGCGCAGCCTCGGAGAGGTGTTGCGCGGGCTTACGCTTGATCTTTCCAACATGGTCATGAAGGCGGCCTTCAAGCCGATGGAGCAGGGCATCGGGGCATTGTTCTCGGGATTGCTTTCGGGAGGGCTCGGAATGGCGGGACAGGCGGCTCAACCTCTGCCGGTGCCCTTTGCAAAGGGCGGTGTTTTGCACAGTCCGTTTACGTTCCCTCTGGGACGGAGAAGCGTCGGGATTGCCGGGGAAGCCGGCCCGGAAGCCATCCTGCCACTGGCAAGGGGACGCGACGGGCGGCTCGGCGTTACGGCGCAGGGCGGCGGCGGGATCAGCGTGGTCATCAATGTGACGACGCCAGATGCCGCAAGCTTCGAGCGATCGCAGACCCAGGTGGCGGCGGCAATGGCGCGGGCCATTGCCATGGGACAGAGAAATCTCTGAAGCCGGTCGGGGCAGCTCAGACAGGAGCGGCAATGTCCTTTCACGAAGTGCGCTTTCCCACGGGGATATCACGCGGGGCACAAGGCGGGCCGGAACGGAGGACCGATGTTGTCGTCCTGGGCTCGGGATTTGAAGAGCGCAACAGTCGCTGGGCGGATTCGCGGCGTAGCTACAATGCCGGGTACGGCCTGCGCTCGCTCGACGATCTGCATGCCGTCATTGCCTTTTTCGAGGAGCGGCGAGGGCGGCTTTACGGTTTCCGGTGGCGCGATCACAGCGACTGGAAATCATGTGGGCCGAGCCAGGAGGCAAGTGCAGGTGATCAGGTGATCGGGATTGGAGATGGAACACGGGTATCGTTCCAATTGACCAAAACCTATGGGGGGGCTGACGCGCCCTGGGTGCGGACGATCAGGAAGCCGGTCGCAGGCAGCGTTCGGATCGCCGTCGATGGGGCGATGCTCGACGAAGGTATAGAGTTTGTCGTCGATGACAGGACGGGGCTCATCACGTTTTTGCCGGGACACGAACCGGCAGATGGCGCGATCGTGACGGCCGGCTTTTCATTCGACGTGCCTGTGCGTTTCGACACGGACAAACTGGAGATCAATCTTCAGGGTTTTACTCACGGCGCCATTCCCAACATTCCCATCGTCGAGATCCGCCTATGAAGAAGCTGCCTGATGAACTGGCCGCTGCGCTCGACAGCGGGATTACAACCTTGTGCTGGTGCTGGCGGCTAAGACGTCGCGATGGCATCGTGCAGGGGTTTACGGACCATGATCGCGATATTGTCTTCGATGGGACGACGTTCGAGGCGGCGGCCGGTTTTGCGGC